CCGTCTGCACCAATACCCATAATTACCACGTAGGACATTTCCTTAGCGTTCTCACAGACGCGATCAACGGGTACTGGTAGGGTAGTATCACCGTCGAAATAAACGACCTTCTCGTCTGACATAGTTAAGCCAAACCGGATACACGGCCACGATTGTCCCTTACGACATCACGGACCTTGCCATTCTGTCGAATACCGACAACCTCGCCATTCTCGTCCCTGACAACCTCTTTCGGTGCGTCCGTGGCCTGGATAAGGTTTTCAATCGACTTGCTGATGTCAGCCAGTGAGTTCTCAACCCTCTGGTTGATCTTCTCAACGGCCATCTCCTGAGTCGGCTTCTGCCGGGGCTTGACCTCGACACTCGGCGCCTCAACGCCAACAATCCGACCATTTTCACGGATGACCTGACGTACCGCATCACCCTGACGAATACCCACGACCTTACCGTTCTCGCGGATGATCTCTTTCGGCTCGTTCATCAAGCGGAGAATCTCGTCGTGCTCGGCCTCCATCCTGCGAACCTCCTGGTCAAGCACGTCAATGGTGTTCTCCTGAGTCTCGAGAAGGGCTTGCGCCTCCTCAACCGTCGCCTTGCGACCACCCACCTCAATCGGCGTAATCGACAGCTTGGACTTCATCTCGGCAGCACTCACCTGTTCACCCGCCTTGATACGCGCCAGTAATACCTGAAGCTCTGCATTGAGATCAGCCCGATATCGGTCAACCTCGGCACTGAGGTCAGCTTGGTACTTGTCAACCTCGGCATCAATCTGCGCCTTTTCAGCCGCGTTATCAGCCTTCTTGTTCTCAATCTCGAGAGCAATCATCGTCGGGTCAGGACCAGGCTCCTCTTGAGGAATAGTCGCGGGGTCAGTAAAGAACTTCGTACCCGGAATGTCTGCGGCCTTGGAAATCTCCAGCGCGAGGTTATAGGCATCATCCGCGTCAACAATCGGCACACCAGCGGCAGCTGCCCTCTCCTGTAACTGAGCGACCATCATCAGGCGTTGCAGGAGAACGTCTTTATTACCCGCTGCGAAGGGCGCAACCACGCGCATATCACGGCCCGTTCTCCACTGAGAGGGGTCTACATCAACCCACTGTCCACGCAGCCTTATGGTCTTTTCTACGCGGCCTGACTTGATAATCAATTCATGGGCAATCGAGAACAGCCGCTTATAACCAGAGGCGAACATCCTGGCAATGTCCTCAACCCGCTGTGCAGCCATCGAGGACAACTGCCCAATCATGTTGTAATCGTTGCCGCCACTCATCGCAGAGGCGTCGATACCCGTAAAGTTAGAGCTCACACCAGCCCTGGACTCAAGTACGCGGTCCATATGCTGCAGACCTAACAGCGCATTCGGTAGCGTGTTCTCCGTCTGTAGCGGCATGATGCCCTCTTGAGGCATACCCTCCACTCGGACAACACCACCGGGACGGCTTACCAACAGGTCATCAATGTTGACGATATCCTTGTTGACCGCATGACGGGGATTGAGGGACAGGTTTAATCCGTCCAATCCACCCCGGAGAATGGCCTGCTTAATCCGCTGAACGTCAAACACTACATCAGCAATAGACATCCCCATGTGACGGTGAGTATTCATAAACGGCACGATACAGGCGACAGGAATGCGGTTAGCCTCCTCACGGTCGAGGATTTCCGTACCAACCCTTACAACCCTCTGCAGTTCAGCAATACCATCCTCGTCGTAGTCGTGGCGAATCCATATCGTCCTGACCACAACCTTACGCATGGAAGGCTCAACCGACTGATCCCGGTCGTAATCCATCTCGAGCACTTCATCCCTGGCCCAAGACTCGTCGGACTCGTAATTCAGAGAATCGCCAGTCGCTAAGTCATCAGATACGTCATAGCCCAACTTCCTGAGCTCAGAGATGGTCGTGGACTCCCAATACTCAAAATAGTCCGTGTCGTCATCTATCTGGAACGAGGGCGCATCAGAGGCAACCTTGACCCTCTCAGGGGGCAATACCTTGAACTGTAACTTGTCAGTCGGCTTGACCCGCTTTAATTCGAGGTCAAATAACATCCTGTACTGAAGCTGAGGCTCAACGCCCATCTGCATATACATCTGCAAGACAACAGCGGCCTCCTCGTCATTCTGAACGGGTTGGCCTGTCTCCGGGTTAATCAACGTCCCCTCATCGTCAGGGTCTTGATAGACGTTCTGGCCCACAACCTCAACGTCATCCTCGAGAAGCAACGCAACCTGTTCCTCAGTCTGCCCCTCGTAACGCTCAACCTCCGGATTCATACGCCTTTCAAGATAAGCCATGCAATAGGCATTCTTGGTTAGCAGCGCATCCTGCATCCAGGTGCGAGCAATCAAGTCCCAATCATTCTTCTGGGTGACGAGGTAATTAAGATATTCAGACTCTTGCTCTGCCGCGTCCTCATCATCAGGACCAGTCGGGTCGAACTCCACAACAGAGTCGCCATTCAATCCCCCATAGATACGCATGAGGGACGGCATAATCCACATAACCGTTTCAAACAACGTGCGGTCAGTGACCTGGGAGCGACCCTCTGGAGCAGGCTCGATATTCTTACCCGCAAACGCATCAAGGGCCAAAGACCTCTGGCGGGATAACTCTCCACCCTGAGTTGTCAGTCCAGAACCACCGATTGCTGAAGCTGAATAGCTATCAATGGCTGCTATAAGTTTGTCTGTGTCAGGCATTACACAATCCCACGATTATCGTATTTGATGGGCGCATCTGAATCATTCTTTAGACGGTTCGCAACAAGGGCAAGCATCCTGAACGCATCAGCCCCGTGAGAAAACTCATCATGCACAGGTGTTGATGGCTCATCAGTCGTTGTCGGGATATTCCGACGATAACGCTTAAGACATTCTACCAGACGCGCCGTCTTTGTCTCATCGAAATAACACTGAGGAAACATCATCCTGGCGGCCTTAATCCCAGACTCTACAGGAGATTGCTTGATAACCTCCACGGTCCTGCCAAGCCGGCGAATAATATCCTTTGGACTGAGACCTGTTTGTAATGACTTGGCGGCGCCATCGTGAGGCAACCAGTCCTTGCCCCATTTCCACTTACGCAACTCGATATCAGCCACGTAATCGGCCAGCGTTCGATGACTGTCCTCCAGGTAATCAATCAGGCGTATCTCTGAGCCTACACGCTGCACGAAAATAATAGAGGTCTGGTCATTCCAGCCTAAGTCCCAAATCGTGTGAACAGGCAGCATAGGATCGCGCGGGACCGGCCTTATTCGCTTATCGTTAATGGCCTCGACAATCTCCCGATGATAAATAGCCCCGTCTACAGTCTGGCGAGGCTCACCCTCCCAGATATTGTCATAGTTGTCAGGGTCGAACTCCTTGCAGTGTAGACGTTCAGCCTCGAGCTCGGCAGGAAACCACGGATTGTCATGGTATGAGGCGTGAATAATCACCGTGTCGGGAGGTGGATTCTCAACAAACCGCGCATAAGTCGGGTCAGTAATCAATCCGGGGTTGAAGGTGATCCAGATTTCACTACCAGGTTTGCGGATAGTCGGGATGAGGACTTGCCAAGATTTTTCGCTACAACTCTGCGCCTCCTCGACCCAGACACGGTCCACTCCCTCGAGGCTTTTTAAATTAAGTATCTCCTGCTGCCTGAGGCCGGCAAACAGGAATCTCGAGCCATTATCACCAACTATCTCATCGTTCTTGATGGTGTAGTGCGCCTGTAAGCCCAATTCTTTAATCTGGTCAACGAGTAGTTGATGCACCGAGTCCTTGATGGAGCGTTGAATCTCTCGGGTGCAGAGGACACGTAAGGGTTCCTCCCAGGCCGCAATTAACAATGCCCTCGCAAAAGCCCATGAGCGTCCACCACCACGTCCACCTAGACAGACCTTGTAACGGTGCGGCTGCCAGAGCGGTTCAAAGATTCTGGCGAACTGCGCCCGGACCTCATTCGGTTGGGCCGCCATCCACGTATTCCATGACGACCTTGCGAACGCCTAAAGTTCCATCAACATCTAGCTCAAGATTCTTTGGAACCAATGACGCTGATACACGAGCATAGGTCGCCGGGTCGTCCTCTCTAAGCCGTCTAATCACGTCTGGGCCATGCTCTGCGACATCAGCACACCAGGCATCGATTACGGCTTGCGACAACTTGTTCCTTGACCCTTTTGGGCGGCCCGATGGGTTCCCGCTCTGTCCAGGTTTGAACTGTGTGTCCTCGCTTGGCACTCCTGATTATCTCCTGTAAGTTTAGGGTTTTTACTAAATATCCTGTCCCACTCCTGCCTGAATCGTTGAATCTCGACCATTGTGGGACGCCTGCTACTACCTTTTCCCATTCAGTGTACCTGTGGTCTAAATACGTCTTTGTACGTCTGAGCGTTGATTGTATCACTGTCTATGGGCGTATGACCGATGACCTCGAGGCTGTAAATCTCTGCCTCTTTGCCGTAATGCTTACGGATTTCAGGCAACAAGACATAGTGGATATAGAGCCATTCGATGAGTTTCTTCACGATAACAGTAATGCCGTGATGGCATCCTCCTCGTCTTGCTCGATGAGTTTCTTGACCATCCTCTCACTGATCTCACGGTCAATTTCTGACTGTTGAGCGATAGCCTTAGCCCGTTGAGCGTATGCCTTTGTGAGAGCGTCCTGAGTGCGCCTGACCTCCCTCTGGATAGTTCTTGAGGTGGTTTTATTGCCCGTTACGGTCTTAACCGTGATTCTTGGGGGCTTAGGTGTTACTGAACTTGTAACGTCCCTTTCAGCGGCCTCTGGAGCTACCTCTCGAGCACTGGCAAGGATAGCCTCAACATCGGAGATGTTATTAGCGACAAGGGTCTGTCCGTCTACCTCTACGACGTATCTCGGGCGTTTTCTGGATATAAACCCGCCACCACCAGGGATAGCGACAGTAAT